CCGGCTGCCTTTTCTTTTTTGCCATGTCCAAAATCAACAACGCTACCGGGCATATCTTACAAAATCTCCGAAAAATCGTAAACAAACTATAAAACTTTTCTTAAATTTTTATAAACAAGGCTAGGCTCATTAGGTCTTTGACAAGTTCCAAAATGATAGAATAGTATCAGTTTTTGGTAAAAATCGTCTGACAATCGTATGACATAAGGCGACACAATCGTCTGACGTCGCTTTTTCAGAACTATGTTTCTCTTTCTCTCTCTTTTTCTTAATCTTTTTTGATTAATAATAATACACTGTATCTAAAGCCTATAGGTTGTAGAGTAAGTGTATATCCGCATATGCGCGCGGCGTAAGTATATAATGCCACTGTAAAAAATTAAGCCTTGACTTTAAGCCCGAAAATAGTGTATACCAAAAGCAGAGAGGAATAAAACGGATTGGAGGTGTGAATATATGCAGGATGTAAAGAGCGTAGAGAATGTAGATCTTACAACCCTTATAGTGGATCTAGGTACAGTACAGATATACACATCAACTGTACAGGATTTAATAGACAACGCTTGTATAGAATTTCACATCGAAGATTTACTAAAAGCCGGGCAGAGACAATGGAAAGCTGTTATGCAGTATGTTGGTATGCATTTATTCCCGGATACATCGGTATTAAAAGATAAGAGTTTAAAACCTCTTGGTAATGCAACTATACCGACTAACTGCAATAGATACGATAGAGAGGTATTATATAAACTTTGTGATTATTATATATATATCTCCAATGTGTACAGCAAGTTGGTGAGTACAGTAGCATTCAGTTATTTTTGTAATATACCTACAAACACAATGGATATATGGAGCACAGAAGAACCAAGTTCGTTGGCTTTCAAGATGTGGCAAAAATTGCAACGATCGCGCAAGGATTGTATACTAGATCGTGCGTACGACTCTAATAGTCCAGTCGGTACTATGTTCGTGGGTAACAATGAATTCGGCATGAATCAGCCGGGAATCGGAGATAATGCCACACAAAGAAGGGCAATTACAGCGCAGGAGTTGCCGAGACTGGACGAGAAAAAGAGCCAAGAATTGCACGCAATTGATACACAATTTGTCGGTGTGGCTGTAAATAATACGGTTTAAATTGTGTGTGGTTATTCTACAATTCACAAATGCAGTAATACCAAGGGTTGTAGCGTTTTAACTATTCGTGAACTATTCGGAAAAGTTAGGTTTTGCGAATAGTTGCAAGGGTATGATATGAATTGTGTTAAAACAATTTGATTTTCACGCAATGACAACAAAACGAAACGGAAAATATTTTATATTTCCATGTTTTCAGAAAAAGGATGGGGAGGGGGTCTGACAGAAAGACCACCGGGCGGCTACTAAGTCCCTTAAATACCTCAAAAAATAAAAAGCCACTTACAACAACACCCATTGACTTTCGCCGTAAATAGGCTATAATAAATTTATAACAATTCACTTTCACGTTGCGAATCGCAACTACATTTCCAAAAATTTTTAAAAACAAAAAGAGTGTTTCGGACAGGAGAATGATATATGACCGGAAATGAGTATCAGTCATTAGCCATGCGGACAAATGATCGCAAGGCGACAGAAAGAATTTCGGATAAACTTGATTTGCTTAAATTTTGCAAAAAGAACAATATCGCATCTGCGTTGCAAGATTATGACCTTGGCGGCATCTTCAATTCTTGTTTGGGGTTATCCGGCGAGGTTGGAGAGTTCAACGACATGATTAAAAAGTGGATTTTCCATGAGAAACAGCTTGATATTGACCACGCAAAGAAAGAAGCTGGCGATATTTGTTGGTATCTGGCAATGCTTTGTGAATCCTTCGGCTGGAGCCTTGATGAGATCATGCAGATGAATGTAGACAAACTTAAGGCACGTTATCCGGAAGGGTTTGACATTGAAAGAGCAAACCACAGAGCGGAAGGTGATGTTTAATGGCAAGCTGCAGCAATGAGTTGATGAAAACTGAGTATTCCGAAACCTTTGATGAAAAACGCAAAGGATTGATTGAACAGTCGTATTACAAATACGGACCGGCAAGAATGAATTTTGCAAACGAGAATGTGGATGCAATCGAAAGTTTGAAAATGTGCCTTGCCAAGTTTGAAGAGACCGGAAATCTTGAATATCTGTGTGACGTTGCGAATTATGCCATGTTCCGGTTCATGTTTCCACAACAGGGAGAGTACTTCAAACATACGGGCTCTGATGCGTCTGCCGGTATTTTCGGTATGAGCGTAAATGAAATTGAGCGGTTCAAACAGGAACACGGATTTGATGATGGGAGATATTGATATGGCTTTGAAAGTTATTGCAACAGCGGCAGATGCCCTCGTAATACTGGGACTTATGAGAGGACAGGTAAAACAAAAAGACAATTCAAACGCAATGGGGTATTTGCTTTCATACGCGATCTTTGCAATGAATATTATGGTAATTTGGAAATGATGGGCTATCGCCAAGCGGCAAGGCACAGGGTTTTGATTCCTGTATTCCGGGTTCGAATCCCGGTAGCCTAATTGGTTGCATGCTGACGTTTCATGTAGCCACGTATGTTTTTCATATGTACTTGAACCCTTGGTTGAGTGATTCAAGCATTTGGGTTCCTCCTTTCGCCACTAGGACGATTCTGTTAAGGACGGTGCGAGACCGTCCGGTGGTATTCTATCATGCGTCTATCCCACGGCGCATGATCGTGTAACGCATAGCACGTAAAACATATTGCTAACCGTCTGATGGCGGTTATGGGGAAGCGGCAACGATTGGCGGTGTTGCGGCTGACTGTAAATCAGTTCCCAAGTGGTATAAACGATGGAGGTTCAATTCCTCTCTTCCCCACTTGCAGAAATAAAAATAGAGCGTAAGATACGGTAGCGGCGCAAGGTGCTTCGTAAATGTACAAGTCGGGTAAACAGCTGGGAGACACCCTACCGATAAACAACAGAAAATCATAACGCCTGTCCCTATTAGTAGGTGCCGACTAACTGTTGCATAGTATCTGTTTCTGCAATCAAGCAGTGTTCCCATAATGGCATTGGAACGGCTTGCTAAGCCGCCGGGCGTCTATTCGCCTTGTAGGTTCGAATCCTATACACTGCGCTTGCGGAATATTTATATCAAACAAAAGACACGGAATCTCGCGAGGATTCCGATTTTTGCTATGATTGGGGTATAATATGACAAACTGCGTGAATTGTGGCACACCGATCGAAACCGATAAAAAGGCGTGTCCTTATTGCAAAACTCCATATGAAAATGCAGGAAATTATAGTTTAGGTCTTATAGGATCAGCGACGCAGAAATTGTCATTAGATGATTACATAAGATTGTCAATGCCCGAACCATGGGCGTGTCATTGTGAAGAATCATATTGCGATGCGGACGGCATTTTGCATCGTATTGTTCCGAAAAAATTACTTTGATTGAGGTGTAATATGTGTGATTTTTGCAAAAACATAGCAATGAACAATGATGAATATTATGAAAAAGATACGCTGGTGGAGATTTTATTTTCAAAGACGAAAATGGATTTGGCGTGTTAATCGACACAGGAGACAGTGGTTGTCTTGGATATATAAAAATCAATTATTGCCCTATCTGCGGAAGAAAGTTGGTGGAAGAATGAAAGAAACTATTTTATATATTTCCAAAACGGAAAAAGATATTGTTAGTTTTTTAAAATATCTTCAATCAAAACTAGAAGCAGAGCAAAAGGAATGTACCATGGATGAAGAACATAACGTTTTAAAAGTACCAAAATATTACGATATTGTCGGAAAGAGCATTCACGGAAACATGCTTGGTACAGGCTATGGATATTGCAAATATTATTGTTTTTCGGAAGCGTATGATAGAAATAAATACAGCGATGCAGAAAATGAAAAACTTAAAGATATTCTTATGCACACAAGAGAGGGTGCGGAGAGAATATCAGGACTTGATATTTTATGTATGCTAGGGTTAGTTTGAAAGGCGGTGGAATGATGAAGCAGGAAAAAGAAATTTTATGCACATGTATTAATCATGAAAATTGTCCATTAGACCCGGTTAGTTGCGGATGTTCAATAGAAACTACGACTTTTGAAGATGCTTGTATGGGTAAAAGAACATTCATTCCGGGAATCGAATGTGATAAGTGAGGGATTTATATGAAACATCAAAAAGAATGGTGTACTTGTGATCGTTGTGGTGCGGAAATTAAAAAAGGAATACTGTGCGGAAATTCCATTACAAGGAATGGCACTTTAAATACCACATACGACTTGTGCTATAAGTGTATGGAAGATTTTGAGGAGTTTATGAAGAATGAAGAATGAAAGACAATGGCGCGCTTGCGACAGGTGCGGAAAAGAAATAAAAGTAAAACCAATAAGTGAATTTGAATTTATGCCGATTGGTGATTATTTTACTCCAAGTCCCATTTTTGAAGATGGAAACGTAAGGGGAGAAATCAAAGAGATTCATTCAAACATATTATTTCCGTTTGGTCGTACATATGACTTATGCCCTAAGTGTAGGAAAGATTTTGAGAGGTTTATGAAGAATGAATAACATTGACAATCCCTTATCAGAGTATCAACCGACATCTAAAGAAGTGATGATAAATTTTGGAATAGATATTTCAAGAGAAGTGGTAGAAAAATATGCTTTGGAAAAGTTTGGCAGACTGCCACAAAGCCATATTGAAATGACTTCCGCTAGAGACTCTAAAATAATTGAGGAAACAAGGAGGTTTATGAGAAATGACAGTTAATATGGGAACCCAAACCTATGAAATGAGCCGCAAGCAAGCAAAAGCCATCCTTGGAACGGCTAAGAAACTTGCAAATTGCAACATATACGGCATTGAAAAAGATAATGTGCTGATTATGCTGAATGAAAAGCATGAGGACGATATGAGCCTTAAAAAAGCCGTAGAGGAGTATAAAAAGAAAGGATTCAAGGTGCATTGGAAATGAAGAAAACACGTTCAAAAATCATAATCAAAACTAGAAAAGGCGGCTACACAAAGATTTATGCCAACGGAAAATGGCAAAAGGGAGTGTATAATCTTGATTTTCATGCTGACTGCAAGCCATTGAGATACCCAAGCGTAAAAGTTTCTTGCGAATTTGATAAGAATAAGACTGATAAAAACGGTTCGGTTATTTACGACCAAGAAAAAGAAGAAATTGCAAAAGAACACGTAGTTGCAAGAATTTAGGGAGCGAGATTATGAATAAAATTGTTATGACAACTGTAATTCTTCTTGCTTTGTGCGCAATCATAATCAATTTTATAAACTGCAAATTTTATTCAGACTTTATCAGCATAAAGTACAACAGAAGCACGAAACACAGAAAGTCTGCACGCTTAACTACTAAAGAAGTTAAGAAAAGATACTATCCAGAATACAGATATGCAGTTGTTAGTTTTGAACTTGGCAATTATCCATTATGGATTTGCAAAGATATTGACGAAGCAAAAGAAAGGGTAAAATGCAGTTGCCAAAGGTTACATATTGTATACTTAGGGGATGTAGAATAGTTATGGAATATCGAAACACAATGCTTTGTAGTGGATATAGCCACGAACTAAAACCTTGCGAGCATATAATGAACTGTGACCTTTGTATCGGAACTTCCATTGATGCAAATGGAAATGAAGAATATGTATGTGGTCTAGGAGTAGCAGAATTTAAATGCAAAAGAGATAATCCAAACTGGAAACCTTTGACAAAGCAACAATTAATCGAATTATACAAACAAATGCCGGACAGGACAAATATAAGCATTGGAGAATTGCTCGAAGGAGCGATAATTGACGGAATTGTGGAGGGCAACAATGATGGAATTTCAATACAGAAAAATGGTACAGGAGATAGCTGACACGGTATTAGACAATGCCACAATCAACAATATTCCGTTTCGTGAATGGATTGATAATGTGAATAATGCTTATGAGAATAAAAAGTGCAATTTAACTTCCTGCCGATACAATGCAGATGGCAAGTGTACCGATGATGAGAAGAGAAAAGAATGTATTGAGGCTTGCGAAAAAGTGCTATGTATGAATCGAAAGGAGATTTTATGAAGAAGAAAATTATAGCAATTGTATTAGGATTGACATTGTGTTTAGGAATGACCGGATGCGCATCGTGGGACAGATTTGTGGTAGACATGAAAAGCGATGCAAACGGTGGTATGCAGAGAACCATTACTGTATACACGGCAGATGGTAAAGAACTTGCAACATATAAAGGCAAGATTGACCTTAGCACAAACGACGGTGGATATGTTAAGTTTGATTTTAACGGCAAGAGATATATCTACTACAATTGCTTTGTGGAAAGCGTTGCGGATATAAAATAAATAACAATTTAGACCAAGAAAATAGTCTTTAAATAATTTCCGAAACACTAAGAGGTGCGTACAATATTGGTGTGCTAAGAATAGCTTTTACTACTGACTACGCATATTACCGGCTACAGATTGATTGTAGTCGCTACCCTAAAACAGTTATAGGCAGAGGTCAAGGCACTTCTGCTTTTGCGGAGGTGCTTTTTATTTGGCTTCAAAGCAGTTAATCAATGCAGTAAATGGATATGAAAACTACATACAGAGAAAAGGCGTTGATGAACAGGTAATAGATGCCCTTTTGAAAGCGTGCAATGTGGCGATTCGGACGGAAAAAGACGTTGACTATGGATTGACTATAACCGAAAGAACAAAGGCTTTAATAAACGAATATACGCAGAAAAACGCGGGTGGTAGCATATGGGAACTTGAACGATATGCGCAGGATCACGACATTAAAGGCGGATACAAACTTGTGGATCAGTTCTATGAAGTCTTGCGATTAGAGAGCTTTTATCGTTTCGAGAGCTTTATTTACTTTATGGAGCGCAAAAGAAATTGGAGTAAACGGTTTTATTATCCACGCCGCAAGACACTGAATATAGTCGCTCAAGATCTTGAAGATTTGGAAAACCGGAAGATTAAATTTTACGGATTGTCAATGCCATCGCGTGTCGGTAAATCGACTATCTGTATTTTCTTTCTTGCGTGGGTAGCTTTGCGCAGACCAAACAGCCATAGTGCTATGGGCGGTCACTCCGGTATTTTGGCAAAAGGATTTTACAAAGAACTGATGAATCTTTTTACCACGGAAGAATATACGTTTGCTGAACTTTTTGCTTATTGGCATCCGGAATACGCAAGCGCATCAATTCCGACAGACAAGAGCGCGGACGAATTTACGATCACGCTTGGAGATCCGGACAGATTCGCAACCGTAACGTGCCGTGGTATTGATGGAACATGGACAGGAGCGGTCGATGTTTCGAAAGACGGATATTTGTATGTCGATGACTTGGTTCGTGATCGCGAGCATTCATTAAGTCCTACTCGAATGGAAAACACATACCAAGAGTATCTAAACAAGATGGTTGACCGTAAAAATGACGGTGCAAGAGAATTGATGGTTGGTACTCTTTGGAATGTTTTAGATCCATTGGAGCGCATGAGAAAGCAATATGAGCATGATCCGCAATACCGATTTCGTAAGATTCCGGCACTTAATGAAAATGACGAAAGCAATTTTGCATATGAAATCAACGGATTTTCCACGGAATACTACAGAGATATGCGAGATAAGCTTGACAATGCCGAATGGATGGCTAAGTTTATGCAGCAACCATATGTCCGCGAAGGATTGCTTTATACAGATTTAAGATTATTTAATGGAATCCTACCGGATGGAGATTTCCGGCGCATCGGAGTTGTGGATGTTGCCTGGGGCGGCGGCGATAGCTTGTCAATGCCGATTGGAGCAGAATATGAAAACGGTGATGTTTATATTTACGATTGGGTATTCAACAAAGGCCCGAAAGAGGTAACAATTCCTCTTGTTGTCGGACGAATTATCGGGAATGAGATTCGGCAGACAAGATTTGAGGGAAATACAGGAGGAGATCTGTATTGCAAATATGTAGATGAAAAGTTGCAGGCGCAGGACTATAAATGCTCATGCACAAGCAGAAAAGCACCAAACAATGTTGAAAAGTTATCGAAGATCATAGCATATTCCGGGGATGTTAAGAGAAAATTCATATTTCTTGATACGCACCGACCGACGCAGGAACAAATGAAGAAAGATTCAGATCTTGGAGTAACGAGATATTACAGAAATGACGAATATCAAGCGGCTATGGATGAACTCTCTATGTTTGTAAGTATTGGCGGTAATGAACATGACGATGCGGCAGACGGTTTAACCCAGCTTGAAATGTTTATAGAGAACCCAAACAATACCGCAAAGGTAGAAGCGGCAGTAAACCCATTTAGGAGGTATTAGGATATGACAACAGACAAATATCTTTCACAGATAAGCAGAATTGACCATGCGATTGCAAATAAGTTGGAAGAAATCAAAAGGCTATCCGATATGGCAACATCTATATCCATATCCCCGAAAGAGGTGGATGTGCAATCATCCGGCAATCCCGACAAGATGGGGAGCGCGGTATCGAAAATTGTTGATTTACAGAATGAGATCCAGACGCTTGTAGATGAATTGGTTGATAAAAGACGGATTATCATATCGCAAATTGACAGTATGGATAATACAGATGTATATATCGTGCTTTCATCACATTACGTCAATGGAAAAGATTGGAATCTGATTTCCGTTGAGATGAAATATTCCTACAGGAACATTATGAAACTTAGAAAAAGAGCATTGCAGGAGTTTGAAAGACGTTATGGAGAGCTTTATTCTGAAAAGAGTGCATAAAAGTGCACAATAGTTCACACTCTTTCACAACATTTCCTAAAACTTGCATGGTATACTAAAAGAGTAGAAAAACAAAATCCTACAACCCCAAAAAGCATATAACCCGTAAAAGACACCGTCAGAAATGGCGGTGTTTTTTATTTACAAGAAAGAGGTTGCTATGAAAAAAGTAACTATATATTGTCCGGATTGCGGAAGAATTGCCGGACATTATGATGGGAGATCTACGATAGATCATCCGTGTAAATGTAAAAAATGCAATCATATTGTGATTTATCGCGTGGCAACAGGCAAAATTGAAACAAAGCCAATACCAAAACGCGCTTGCAGTAGTGGAGTTTTATTTATATGAATACACAGTATTTTCATGACCTTGTAAAAGGCAGATATGGAAGAAAAATTGCATCTGCTAACGTAGAACAGATTACGGCAGACAATATCGTAAATGTTGTCGGAAACTGCATTGGTGCATTTTATTTCAACAAGACGATCATTCGTTATCTTTGGAACTACTACAAGGGTGATCAGCCTGTATTGTACCGAACAAAGGTACAGAATGCGGATATAACCAATAAGGTGTCTGAAAACCATGCCTATGAGATTGTCCAATTCAAGGTTGGTCAGACTTACGGTGAGCCAATTCAGCTTATCAGCAGGAAAGACGATGACCGTATAAACAATGCGGTTGATGAATTTAACGATTATCTGACCGATGCTAATAAGCAGGAAAAGGACATTAAGGCGGGAGAGTGGCAATCCGCAACCGGAACGTCATTTAAGGCAGTACAGATTACAAAAAATGGAGATATACCATTTAGAATTGTCGCACCGACACCAATGAATACGTTTGTTATCTACAGTCGTTCCACAGAAGAACCACTTTTAGCAATCCAAGAACTTAAGGATGCCGATGGACAGATGTATAAACTCTGCTACACGGACTCTTATGAGTGCAAGATTGTGAACGGAGAGGTTCGAGATTGGCAACTGCATGGCTTTGGTGGAATCCCGATTGTTGAGTTTCCGAACAACCATGAGCGCATTTCTGATATTGAACTTGTGATCGGACTATTGGATGCAATTAACACAATGCAGTCAAACCGAATGGATGGCGTTGAGCAGTTTGTTCAGTTTTGGATAAAGTTTGTAAATTGCGACATTGACCCGGAAACCTTTGAAAAAATGAAGATTTCCCATGCGCTGACCGTAAAATCCAACAATGAACAGAATAAATCAGATGTTGACATTATGACGCAGGAGCTGAACCAGACAGAGTGCCAGGTTGCAAAGGATGATTTATGGGATAATGCACAGTCCATTCTTGCTATACCAAATAAGAACAACAATAATTCCGGCGGAGATACACAGGGAGCGGTTGAACTTAGAAACGGATGGGATTTCTCAAAGTCGAGAGCCAAACTGAAAGACCCAATTGTAAAGTCGGCTGAAAAAAGACTTGCGAAAGTTGTTTTGAATGTGATTCGTATACAGGATCACGATTTGGGATTGAGTTTGCGTGACTTTGATGTTCAGATTAACCATAGCCCACAAGACAATATGTATACCAAGTCGCAGACCCTATATCAGCTTTTACAAGCCGGTATTCATCCACTTGTGGCAATTAAATCTGTCGGGCTTTGGGGAGATGCAGAAAAGACATTCCTGTTGTCAAAGCCATACTTGGATAATCTGTGGAAAACTATTGATGATGTAGAAGCGCAGGAACAGAAAGCACAAGAATTGATAAATAAAATGAATACAGATGGCACACAGAGCCAAATAAACAAAGATAAGACAGTCACCGAGTAATCGGCGGCTGTTTTTATTTTATAAAAATTCGCAAAGTTGTGAGCGTAAAAATCAACAATGTCGTTCGGTGTCGTTGCACCGTATAAAAATTCGTATGACATATCGGAGGTAATGAATGAAGAGAGAAGATCTGATTGCTATGGGATTAAGCGAGGAAAACGCGGACAAGATCATGGCAGATTACGGAAGTTCCGTACAGAGAGCCAAAGCAAAGGTTGACGAGTACAAGACAAAGGCTGACAAAGCTGAAGAGTTGCAGAAGCAACTCGATGATATCGAACAGGGAAAGCTCACGGAAGTCGAGCAGGCAAATAAGAACCTAGAAAAAGCCAATGCGAGAATCGCGGAACTTGAAAAAGCGCAGGCAATAGCCACGCAGAGAGCCAATGCCGCATCTAAATTTAATGTTACCGCAGAACAGGCAGCGCAAATTGTAAAAGACGATGGCAGCTTTGATTATGACGTTCTTGGAAATATTATCTCTGAAAAAGAGACCGCCGCAGCGCAAGCCAAGGAACAGGAGATTGCAAAAGGCAGTACGAATCCGGGCGGTGGAACGGCTGGCGGTAATAAAGACAACGAAAAGACAGAAGCGGAAAAAGCCGCAGAGTCGATCGGAAAGACTTTAGCTGGAACGAATCAGGCGGCTAAGTCGGTAGTAGACAGTTATTTATCGTAAGGAGGTTTTAAAGATGAAGTTTACTGAAAAAAGTGTGACAACTCAGCTTGAAATTCTGAAAAGAAAATTAGGTGGCGAGCTGTTCGAGGAAATCAAACTTGATGATACCGCATTCACAGAAGGCGTGTGCAAGGCGGGAAGTCCAATCGCCGTAGATGGAAAGGTTGATAAGGAAACAAAGCCAATCGGAATTTTACTTACAGATGTTTATAAGGACGAGAACCCTAACGGAACAATCCTTAGAGCGTTTGGAGTTGTAAATTCTGCAAACATTCAGGCAAACACAGGAGAAGCTGTTGCAGAGGCAGTTAAGACAGCCCTTCCGTTAATTGTATTTGAATAGGAGGTAATACAGAATGAACATTAGAGATGTGTATAGTGCAAAAGCAATCGCGCTTGTAAACACAGAGGTAGCAAGTAATAAAATTGCGTATCTTGGTTCGGGATTATTCCCGGCTAAGAAGAAAATGGGACTTGATCTGAAATGGATTAAGACTTCCAAAGGGCTTCCGGTTTCTCTTGCACCATCAAATTTTGATGCAGTTTCAACGTTAAGAAGCCGTGAGGGATTCAAACTCACAGAAACAGAAATGGCTTTCTTCCGTGAATCCATGCTGATTAAAGAAGCGGACGAACAGGAAATCATGCGTGTACAGGACAGCACGGACCCATATGCAAGCGAGGTATTAAGCAGAATTTTTGATGATGCGAACACTCTTATTGATGGAGCAAACGTAGTGCCGGAGCGTATGATTATGCAGTTGCTTGCACCGGCTGATGGATCTCCAAAGATTTCCATTCAGGCAAATGGCGTAACCTACGCTTATAACTACGATCCGAGCAACACATACAAGACACACAACTTTGCAAACCTTGAGACAGCAACAGATAAGTGGGATGACCACGAAAATTCTGATCCACTTGACGATGTTTCTGTTGCTCTTGATGCAGTCGAAGCAGAGACAGGAGAGAGACCTTCTATCATGATTGTTTCTCGTAAGACTATGGATCATCTTAAGCAGAATAAGAAGATTCGTTCCGCCATTCTTGCGCAGAATGCCACGGCAAACATCTTTATGAACGACAACCGTGTTAAAGAGGTATTCTCCAACGAACTCGGAATCAGCATTATTGTTTACTCTAAGCAGTACAAGAATGAAGCTGGTACGGCATCTAAGTTTTACCCAGACGGATTTGCAACGCTTATCCCAAGCGGAGCACTTGGAAATACATGGTACGGTACAACTCCGGAAGAACGTACACTTATCGGAAAGCCTACAGCAGATGTTTCTATCGTCAATACAGGTGTTGCTGTTGCAATTTCCGTATCGGAAGATCCTGTGCAGACTAAGACAACGGTTTCTGAAATCGTACTTCCGTCTTATGAAAGAATGGATAGCACCTATGTCATTAAGTGCTATTAGGAGGTGATCCTTTGGTTTACGAGTGCAAAACAAAATATAAGGGCAAGTGGTATATGCCAGGAGAGGAAGTGCCGGAGGAAAAATCTCCGGTACCTTCTGATTTTATGAATCCACCTGAAAACCCTATCACTTATACAAAGACCGAAATCAACAGAATGAGTACCGCAGACTTGCAAAAACTTGCCGCAGAGCAGGGAATTGAAAATGCACAAGCGACAAGCGGCGCGGAACTGAAAGAAATTCTGATTGCAAAATTTAATCTGTAGGAGATCGCTTATGTCATACACACTTGTCGAACAAGTAAAGATTCGTTTACAACAATTTCATATAGAAGAGGTAGAGGACGAAACAACCGGGGAAAAGTCCGATAAAGTTGTGTTTGATGAAAAAGAACGTAACCCTTTGATTGAACAGCTTTTAGAGCAGGCAAGAAAAGAGATTATCAGCAGACGGAACTATCCGGACACATACACGCAAGACCAGATTGACAGTGATGTTAAGAACTATGAAAACATTATGGTCAATTTGGCAGTGTACGACCGGTCACAGGCAGGAGAAGCATACATGGCAAGTTTCTCCGAAAACGGCGTGAGCAGGACATGGAAAGACCGTGAAAGCCTTTTTGCTGGTGTATTTCCGTTTGTTAAAGCTATGTAAATATCGCCTATAGGGCATTAAAGAAGATTGAGCGTGACCATTATGGTTGCAGGCGGCGCACATTAAGCGGTGGTGGGCAGTGCGTCAAAAGGAGATTCAAATGAAAAGTATTTTGATTCAAACTTATCTCGTGGCACTGCCAATAGTGCTTGGATATATAGTTTGGCTTCTTAAACAGCAAAAGAAAAGCAGGGATGCGAACAGTAAAGGAACAATGCTCCTTTTGCGCGTCCAGCTTATTGAATACCATGCAAAGTACACCAGAATCGGAGAAATACCGTCATATGCCTATCAGAACTTCTGTGAGATGTATGATGCGTACCATGCGTTAGGTGGAAATGGCATGGTTACGAAAATGAAACATGAGATTGAAGAGATTCATATAGGGAAAGGAGATAAAAGCCATGAGGAATTGGAAGGATTGGACTAAGAAAGCCGGAATCCGAGCAATCAAGACTGTTGCGCAGGCGGCTATTGCAGGAATTGGAACGGCGGCATTTATGGGCGCGGTAGATTGGAAATATGTTCTTTCCGCATCAGTCCTTGCCGGAGTGTTATCGCTTCTGACAAGTGTTGCCGGAATCCCGGAGGAAAACACCAATGCTTGACATTAACAAGCAGGAAATGAAATATTCGCAATCCGGTCAGAGGGTATTCATCCCACAAACTGACGAAAATGGAGATATTGTCTATGAAGGGTACAAGGATTCCGATGGGAACTTTGTACCTTATTTAGATTCCGAAGGAAACAAGATTCCAAAAGGCGAGGAAGTTGAAGGGTTTTCAGAACCTACGACATTCCAAGCCAATATCAGCAATAAGCTGTCAGAAGCCCTTGTGAAAGAATTTGGAATTGATGATAGTACATCATACTGTCAGCTTGTCACGGATAAAGGATATTTGCCACTGAAAGCCGGTGATGTGGTGTGGAAATGTTCGGAAGTCAAGCGCACTGATGATGGATTAGTGGATTCAGAAACCGCAGATTACATCGTAAAAGGCGTTGCTGATGAAGGACTGACAACGGATTTGTTTCTTCTTCGGAAGAATATTAAGTAGGTGATTGCATGAAAAAGAAACCTATTTCAATGACACTATCCACTAAGTCCATACAAGACGCTATAAAGAAATTAGAACAGTACCGAGATAGTTTACAGGCTAAATGCGATTTGCTTGTTTCTAGGCTTGCGCAGGAAGGTCAGACGGTGGCAATAAAACAAATATCGAAATCTCCAATAGGAAACACGATAACGGTAAGGGTAGATAAAGCACCGCAGTTAATGACCTCGAACGCGATTCTGATTGCAACCGGAAAAACGGTAACGGCAGAAGATAGAGAACCATTCTATACTTTGTTGGCGGTAGAGTTTGGAGCCGGTATTTTTTATAACTCCAAAGAGAATCCGAAAGCACCGGAACTTGGATTCGGTGTCGGAACGTATCCTGGGCAAATACACGCTTTTGAAGATGGTTGGTACTATTGGGACGATAAGACCGAAACATGGCGTTATACCCACGGTATCAAAGCCACAATGCCTATGTATAATGCGGAACAACGGATTATTCAACAGTATGTAAAGATTGCAAGGGAGGTATTCGGTGGAAAATGAGTTAAATAGTTGGGCACTTGATTTTGAAGATACCGTTTACCGATTGCTGAAAGTTTACATGGAAAGCAAAGAAATCGGAATCAAGGTAACGCAGGACGAGGAATCGAACGGAACACCTGTTTTTCCAACACTTCTTATACAACAGATTGGATTTACAGAAGCCGGGAGAGATACAGAGTCTTATTTTATTAACGCAATTCGCCCAACATTTCAAATTACAATAACAAATAAAGGAAGAAGGGAAAAGATTAAGGACATTGCAGAGTATGCAGTGTCCTTTTTTAAATCAAAAAATTTTGATGTTTCAAATGCTGTGTTCACGATTTCCAAGCAAGTGCGCACGGCAACTTTTCGCGTATCGCGAATTATTGGAGCGTATGAAAATTTAGCATAGCCGCAAGGCAGAAAGGAAGCAGAAAATCATGGCATCAACAAGTTATAAGTCGCGTGTGATTATTAAAGAGCACACAGCGGAACAAGCCGACTTTGCAGGGACTTACAACCTTTTACTTGCTGCAAAGTCTATTCCATCTCCGGCATCTCCACCAAACACGGTTGAGTCAACCACGATGGAAGACCCACAGCAGACATTTGAGAAAGGTATTAAGACAGCGGATTCCCGGGAAATCACCGGAAACCTTGCAAAAGAATATCTGGAAAACATCGAAAAGCTGGGAGATAAAAAGGTTGACATTATCCACCTGTACGGTACAGATGGAATCGGTGGCGTGGCAAAATACGCATACACCGGAACTGTTACCGCGACACCGAATGATGTAGGCGGTGTAGATGAAATCCTTGAAATGACCGCAACTGTTATTCCAAGCACGGCATCGGAACTCGTTACCGACAAGCTGAAAGTCGTTGATAACAACGATGGAACATTCACTGTAACAGTGGTGGGGTAAAAAGCCTATCGGACGAGCAATCGACCGTACCGGTAGGCGAGGATGAACGGTCGATAGCAGAACTTGAAGCAATAAGATAAGCAACAATGGGGCGGTGGCAACACTGCCCCTTGCCAATATAGGGCAGAAAGGCAAGGTAAAACATGAAAGTTAAATTAGGTGGAAAAGAATATACAATTCAGTTTGCAACAAGACCATCGTTAAAATCACATATCTTACAGGATATTATGAAGACGCAGGACATGGAAGATATTTCTTCTATGGAAGATATTCTTCTTGAAACACTTCCTAAGACGCTTCTTGTGGGATTGCAGATGCATCACAATGAAGAATTTGGATATGATTACAAAACAAACGAAGGCTACGATGAGCAGCTTGAGAAGGTGTCCGACATTCTCTATGATGCGATTGACACAAACGAGATTAACTGCATGGATTTATTCGCTGATATGCAGGAGGAAATGATGACAAACGGTTTTTTAGCGCAGATGATGGAGTCGTTGGAGAGAGCGCAGGAGCAGGAGAAAGAGAAGAAAAAGACCCCATCCAAAGCGAAAACCAAGAATTAACATGGGAATATTACGTTGCGGAAATCCGTCCGTTTTACCTTGTGGTAACGAAAGGCTACGGATTTTCCGTTGATGATATAGATATGATGAATCCAGAGTTGCTTAAGCCTTATGTGGATGCATACAAGGCAGAATGGAAGCAACGCGATGTGGAAATGTATATGTGGTTTGGCAGATATGCAACGTCAGCACTTGTTACCGCAATAGATGCTACATTCGGTAAGGGTAATAGTAAGTACGTGAAAGAAACTTGCTATGATTCCATCGAAAAGCATAATACGGACGATCCCGATGCTGAGATACGAGAAATGCTTAAGGCGGAAGAAGCATGGGCGGCTGAATCAAGGAAATCACATTTGCCAAAGCCAAAGATAGTTTAAGAAAAGAGGTATTGCTATGGCAGTAATTATCGGAAGTGCGAGACACGATGAACACGGAAATTGCTATTCTGGTGGAAAAGCCGGAGACCAGACCGGACAGGAAGTGTCTACGCAGAAGTTTTACAACCATTCTAAAGGATGGTACGTGCTAAGGGCGAAGGACGATAGGGTTGCGGAGAAGTTAGCCGAAGCTATGCAGATTGCATCTGACAATAAAAATATCGGCTATGACCAATCGGAACGCTACGGAGTCATTAAGCATGGCATCAACACAAAGGTCAAGACGGAATGCGATTGTTCGTCCCTTGTACGCGCTTGTATTATCCATGCATTCGGGAAGGATGTAGGAGATTTCAATACTGCAAACGAAAGAATCATTCTTTTGAAATCCGGCTTGTTTACCGATGCTGGTTCTTACCGAATCGGAGAACTGCTTTACAACGGGGACATTCTTGTGACGCGTACAAAAGGTCACACTGCAATCGTTGTAAGTGGAGCAAAGAAAAATGCAAGCAAGTATTATTCGATGTATACCGGAAAATCTGGATCAATCGTTGAAGCATTAAAAGCGGTTGGGGAAGATGATGTGTCGAAAGAACATCGTGCGGAAATCGCAAAAAAGAACGGATTTTCCAATTTCAAGTTTACGTCAGAGGAAAATTCAAAGATGCTTTCTCTTCTGAAAAAGGGAAAACTGAAAAAGTAATTCAAGGGCGGTAGGGGTCAAATCCTACCGTCTTTTTAACCGGCTATCAATGTGGAAGATAGCCGCTAACCTAAAAAAGTTATAGGAAGTTGGTGGATAAATGGAATTAGAGTCTCTTGAAATAAAAATTCAAGCACAGGCACAACAGGCAAGCGGCCAGATAGATGCGCTTGTGACAAGACTTGGGAGATTATCTTCCGCGCTTTCTGGACTTAGTACCGGAAATCTGAATAGTCTTTCCACAGGGGTAAACCGACTTGCAGGGGCAATGACGGCAATGCGTGGAATTGACACACGGACTTTTTCTGCGGTTGCAAGAAATGTAAGCAAATTAGGCTCTATCAACAGCAAACAAATTAATGCCGCGGCTGGTTCTATGCGTCAGATTTCCAATGCATTAAAAGGGATTTCTGGAATGTCAGCATCTGTTAAGGGTCTGACCGATCTTGCATCTGCAATCAAACAGCTTGGTTACCAGAGTTCCACCAAAGCGATTGAAAATATCCCGAAACTTGCCACGGCAATGCGACAACTTATGTCTGAACTGTCAAAAGCACCTATGGTAAGCCAAAATCTTATCAACATGACAAATGCACTTGCGAAGTTAGCAAGAACAGGCGGAGCGGCAGGAACTGCGGCAAAAAGCATTACAAGCTCGTTTAGTGGTTTTGCTTCCGGCGCTTCTAGTGCAACCAAGAAGTCGTTCTCCCTTGCGTCTGCAATCGGAAAGTTATATGCATCATATTTCCTGTTGTTCCGAGGATTCGGAAAGATAAGGGATGCGATCGACATAGCTTCAAGTTTGACAGAGGTTGAGAACGTTGTAAGGCAGACATTCGGGCAGTATGAAAGCCTAATTAACAATTTCGCAAAAACATCAATTGAAAAATTCGGCATGTCCGAGTTATCTGTAAAACAGTTTGCAAGCAGATTTCAAGCAATGGGCGTTGCAATGGGATTCTCGCAAGGCAAAATGACGGATATGTCAATCAACCTTACCAAACTGACCGCAGACATGGCATCATTCTATGATGTGGCACAATCAGATGTAGCGGAAGACTTGGAATCAATCTTTACCGGACAGACTCGTCCATTGCGCGCTTACGGTTTAGATTTAACCCAAGCAACACTTAAGGAATGGGCACTTACGCAAGGAATTGAAGCTAACTTTAAAACCATGACGCAAGCTGAAAAGGCTATGTTGAGGTATCAATATGTCATGGCTAATACAAGTGCAGCGCAGGGGGACTTTGCGCGTACAGCAGATACGTGGCATAACCAAATAACCATGCTTAAAGAGAACTTCAAAGCACTTGGAGCGGTTGTTGGTGGTGGTTTAATCAATGCATTTAAGCCATTTATCAAGGTGCTTAATGCAGTTTTGCAGAAGGTGATTTCTTTTGCGGAAATGGTAACAAATGCTTTAGGTTCTATCTTTGGATGGAGATATGAAGCAAGCAAAGGAGCAGGAATCAGCGGTCTTGCTGATGATATTGGAAGCGCGTCTGACGGCATGGACGATTTGAGTAATGCCGCAGGAAGCGCAGGAAAAAACACAGGTGGTATCGCAAAGAATGCCAAGAAAGCAAAAAAGGAAATCCAACAGGCAACGCGTGCATTTGATGAATTAAAGGTTATTTCAAAACAGAGTAAAGATAACACTTCCGGTTCCGGGAATAAAGGTTCTGGTTCTGGATCTGGTTCAGGTGCTGGTGGCGGCACCGGTGCTGATGGTGGATTAGTTCAGACGGACACCATCTTTAAGAAATTCAAAAGCAAAATCAAAGACCTTGAACAGTTGGGAGAGTCTATTTCCGGTGCGTTAATTAACGCAATGAAAAAAATTAAATGGGAAAAAGTGTATGCAAAAGCTGAAGGCTTTGGAAGGGGATTAGCCAAATTCCTTAACGGACTATTTAAAGGGCAAAAAGGAACAACGCTTTTCGGAGAAACCGGAAAACTGATCGCAAATTCATTAAACACGGTGCTTCATGGATTGGATTCGTTTGGAACGACATTTAATTGGAAGCAATTTGGAAATTCAATCGCAGACGGAATAAACAAGTTTTTCCAAAACTTTGACTTTGCATTATTGGCTAAAACGCTTAATGCATGGGCGCAAGGGGCATTTGATGCGGTCACTACGGCATTAAGTAAAATTTCTTGGAAGGATGTTTGGAAAGGTGTCAAGGAGTTTTTAAGCAACCTAGACGTAAAGACGGTTGCGATTATCATCGGTGCGCTGACAATCAAAAAAATTCTTGGATTGCATCTTGCAAAAACCGCACTTGGAATCATAGGGACTTCCATTTCAAAAGCAATTGCTGGTTCACTTGCATCAAGGCTTGGCGTTGAAATTGCGGCAAATGAGGGAATCTCGGCAGTATTGTCTACCGCTTTGTCAAAAAAAATAGGTGGGGCGTTTGCTACACTTGGAACAACTGTTTCAGCTGGTGTCAAAGCTTTATTCGGTAGCGGTGCGGCAGAGAGCGCACTTTCTTTTATCAGTCCGGTAGCAAAAGCTATAACCGGGATTGGCTCTGTTGCAATTGGCGCGTTTACTGCAATATCAAACTTTGTGACCATGCTAAAGAACGGATTCAGTTGGCTTAATGAAGCACTTATGCTTGTCGGAGTTACGATTACGGCAGTCGGGGCGGTTATTTTAGGGGTAGCGGCAGCACCGGCAGCGATTACCGCAGGAATAGTAGCCGCTGTTGCAACGGCAACTGTAGTAGTCAAGGATCATTGGAAAGAAATAAAAGAAATTTTCTCAAAAGCAGGAGATTGGTTTAATACTAATGTGATTAAGCCAATAAGCGGATTTTTTAAGGGATTATGGGAATCCGTTTCCGGTTTTTTCTCTTCTTTATGGAAAGATATATCCGGTGTATGGAAAACAGTTTCTGGATGGTTCAATACTAATGTTATAACTCCTATTGTTTCATTTTTCCAAGGATTTTCGAAAAGAGTCGGTCAAATCTTTCAAGGATTGTGGATTATTGTCAAGGCTGTATGGATTGTTGTTTCTGATTGGTTTAAATCAAAGGTAATAGAGCCAATAAAGAAGAATTTTGAATTATTGAAATCGGCAGTATCAACCGCATTTAAGGTTCTATGGACAACTGTGAAATCGGTATGGGCTGTGGTTTCCGGTTGGTTTAAGGAGCATGTTACAACACCTATTAAGAATGCTTTTAGTTCAGCAAAAGAATCTATTCAGAAAGCATTTAGCGCGGCAAAAACAGCGGTAACCGGGGCGTGGAACAGTGTTTCTAGTTGGTTTAAAGAACATGTAACCACCCCGATAAAAAATGCTTTCTCGAAGATGAAAGAAAGTGTAGCTGAAATATTCAGCAAATTATGGAATAGCGTGAAAAGTGGCGTTGCCGGGGCAATGAACACCGTAATTTCAAGAATTGAAACAGCAATAAATTCATTGATCGGTGGAGTGAATACCGTTTTGAGAGGGTTCAACAGTGTTGTTTCTGCGGCGGCTAAAGTAGCAAAGGTAAAGTGGAGCGGAGTCGATCTTGTGCCGAAAGTGAGCCTACCTAAAGTAAAGGCTTATGCAACGGGCGGTTTTATGGATAAATATAGCATAGCAACAGTTGGAGAAAATGGACTTCCGGAAATTATGGGAACAGTCGGAGGTAAGCCAGCGGTCGCAGGAAGCCAAGAAATTACTGGAATCAAAGATGCTATCAATTCAACATCTGCGCAAGAGGTTTCCTTATTACGACAGCAAAATCAGTTATTACAAGCTATTTTACAGAAAAATTTCGGAATTACTACAAACGACATAGGAAAAGCCGCAAGGGATTATGGGAGAGAACATTACAATCGAACCGGAGACAATGTCTATGTTTTTTAGTGACTTCTATAATCGAACGTGATATAATTCTAAATAAATCATATCACAAGAAAGGAGTCATTATGAGAAACACAAAAAAAATATTAGTAGCGATGGGGTTGGCATTTGCCGTTTTGACTTCGGCTATGCCAATCCAAAATGCAGATGGGAAACAGATTGTTGCACAGGCGGCAACTATCAAATTAAACAAGAAAGCCATTTCGCTTGATGTTGGGAAAACACAGAAATTGAAAGTTACCGGAACAAAAGCAAGAGTTAAATGGAGTTCAACCGAACCAAGCATTGCAAAGGTAGATAAAAGCGGCATTGTTACGGCGGTATCATCCGGAACGGCAACGGTCAATGCTAAAGTTGGAAAGAAAGTGATGTCTTGCAAAGTAAGTGTGAAAGAGAAAATCAACAGACTTGCATACGAAGATTCGAGCATTAGGGTTTACTTTACAGGGCTAAAGAAGGGAACGTATCCGGACGAACTTATAGCTTGCTTGACAATCGAAAATATTACAGACAATAATATTACGGTTAATTCTGACACATCATCAGTAAATGATGTTATGGCAGAAGGAGCGTTATATCAAGATCTATCTCCACATAAAAAAGCCTATGTAACGTGGTGGACAATGGATGATAACATTGTGAGCTTGCCAATAAAGAATATTGACAACATACAACTATCGCTCGTTGTATGGAATGAAGATTCGGAAGATTCCGACTACTACGTGACAGATTCTTTTGGGTTACTAAAATGAGTTAAAGGATTTTTGGGAGGAATTTGATCATGAAACAAAGTGGATGGGGAATTGCATCTTTAGTGTGCGGAATAGCAGGCATTTTGTTAGCGTGTGTTGCGATAGGTGTAGTTCCTGCAATAATCGGTCTCGTATGCGCAATAATTGCACTTACGCAAAAATGGAAAGGGCATGGAACTGCAATTGCAGGTCTGGCTTGTTCAATAGTTGCGATAATTATTTTTATTTTTGCGGCACTTGTATTTGACGAAAGCGATTCAGACCAACCTAAAAAAGTTGAAAACAGTCGAGATACGGAAGTATTGGACGATGAAACGGAAGAATCGACCGATTCATACGATGACTACTTCACATTAGGCGATTCGGTTGAGACTAATGACTTGATAATAACATTTTCATCTGCAAAATTAACATTGGACGATGTTGCGTATCAAAGTCCTGATGATGGAAATGCGTTTATGAAACTAGATTTCGAGTTTGAAAATATATCAGATGAAGATCAAGACATTTCTGGATATGATTTTTCGGCATACGCAGACGATTATGCTGTTGATTACATAGACAGCACATTTGACACAACGCTTAGTCCGGGTAAAAAAACTAAAGGTTCAATATATTTTGAAGTGCCTATGGACACGAATGTTTTTGACACAGAATACAGTACAAGCTATTATGGAAATTCAAAAGTAAAATTTTCAATAGTGGCAGAAGAATAAAAGTTGATTGACACAAAATCAAAAATAGTCTATCCTTATTACTAAGGAAACAACCTTATCCGTGAAGATGCGGATTACTTACTTGAACGCCATACTGTACGAAAGAGGAAACCAATGTGATTTCACAAGTGGCTTCCTCTTTTTTATTCAGATAAAAATGTATGGAGGTAGACACGAATGAAAAAATCACAACTTATGCTTAAGATTCAAAACGGCATTGAGGTATTTGAGAATCCAATATTCGGACAGATCAGAATGGCCATGGTCGATGATGAACCGATGTTTTGCCTTATTGATGTTTGCAGGGCATTGGAAATTAAAAATGCTACAGACGTAGCAAAAAGGCTTGATGAAGATGAACTGACTAGATTAAATCTAGGCGGTCGTGCAGGAGAATCAAATTTCATTACAGAGAGCGGCTTATATGCGGTTATCGTTCGGAGCGATAAACCGAACGCAAAGAAGTTTCGCAAGTGGGTTACATCAGATGTTCTCCCTACAATCCGTAAAACAGGTGGGTATGTCAATAATGATGAATTATTTATTTCCACTTACCTGCCATATGCAGATGAAAACACTAAGCTGATATTTTCACAGACATTAAAAACTGTTAGAGAGCAGAACGAAACCATTAAAAGACAGCAGAAAGAAATCATCCATAAGGAAGATGTTATTATCGGACTCGTTGATGATATCGACCTGGCAACCAAGAGACAGCGGATAACACAGATTGTCCGTTTCGGTGCCGATGGAAAGTATCAAGAACGCTATTCGTTGCTTTATGGAGAATTTGAAAGGAAATATCACTGCAACCTTAAATCAAGGATGGAAGGGTGCACACTCAAACCGAAAGTAAGAAACAAGATGGATTATATCGACAGGGAAATGGGAATGATTCCGCAGTTGTACGAAATCGCTTGCAAACTTTTTGAAAACGATGTAGAAAAGCTGAAATCTGAATGGGAATCAGTAGTAGCTTAAAATTTAATCAAATGGATAGCATCTACCAAACGGTAGGTGCTATTTTTATACCCATTTTTAGGAGGTAAACGATGGGATATGGTGGATATTTAGTAAAGTTTGGCAATTATACCATACCGAACAGTTTAATAAAGCAGGACACGTTTAGTTCCTATGTAAATATGCAGGACAAAGACCCTTGGACGGATGAAAACGGATATGAGCATCGTGATGCCGTGGAACTGAAAGCCCTAAAGGTCGAATTTGAAACCAAAGCCATGCTGACCGAAAAGCAGTTTGATGATTTTTGGAAGAATATTGAGAAGAACTATACCAAGGCAAAGGAGCGCGGTGGCTATATCACGGCATACGTGCCGGAAAAACGCGGATATGTGACACAGTACGGATATATCGCTGATATTCAGCCTACGTTCTATTCTGTGGCAAATGGGAAGATTAAGTATGACGCAATCAAGTTTTCATTTATAGGCGGTGTGTATGATAAATAGTAGTTTGAAAGAAAAGTATTGGGATTCCTCGACAGATAAACAGATGGTTATATCTGTTGTTGGAACGAACCAGAAGATAGACAATTCGATGCTTGAAATCGGTACGTTCGCTCTCGAAGAAAGCCTTTGTTCGGAGTCTGAATTAAAGTTTGGAGCGTGCGAAGCGAATTGCGTAAAATTCACGGCACGAAACACCGCAGGAAACATTATTGGAAAGACAATCTCTATTGAAGAAACAATTGACGGAGATAGCGAAAATCCGATGCCATACGGAGTTTTTAAGGTGGCATCCGATGTTCCTACGGCTGACCGTACAAAACGGCAGATTACGGCATATGACGCGATGTACGACATTATCAATACGGATGTAAAATCTTGGTATGCAGGACTTAGCTTTCCAATGACGCTTAAACAGTTCCGTAATAGCTTTTTTGCGCATCTTGGAATTTCGCAAGTAGAAACAAGCCTTGCCAATGATTCTATGACGGTCAATAAGACGATTGTAGCCACACAGACGGACGATTCAAGCGCGGTCACAGAAGAGTCTGCTATCAGTGGAAAAACCGTTGTAACGGCAATCTGTGAGATTAACGGATGCTTTGGAAATATCAACCGGAATGGCAAGTTTGAGTATGTCTTTCTGAAAAAAATCGTAAGCGCACTTTATCCGGCAGAAGATTTATTTCCATCTGACAATTTATTTCCGTCTGACGCAAATACAGAGTCCATGACCGGACACTATATCACGTTTGATTACGAGGACTTCCAAAGCAAGGAAATCACACAGCTAGAAATCAAGACAAGCGAAGATAACGCTGGTGCTATTGTTGGAACTGCCGGAAACAACTATTCGATTACAGGGAACTTTCTTGTATCAGACAAGACCGGAGCAGAGCTGGAACAGATTGCAAATAACCTATTGCCTATTATGGCACAGGCGGCATACACACCGATTAAAAGTTGCACCTGTGTCGGAAATCCATGTCTGACACTTGGGGAACCAATCCGATTCAATACCACGAGAGAGATTGTTGAAACGTATCTATTGCAACGCACTTTAACCGGAGTACAAAGCAAGAGAGATTCAATCTCGGCACAGGGCACGCAGACACACTCTGCAAAGGTTAATTCTATCAGAGATACGATTGAAAGCGTGGAAAGACGTACCGGAAAGTTAGAGAGGAACGCAGACCATCTTCAATCCACGTATGAGGATTTAGAAAAACAGACAAGCTCTAAATTTGAGCAGACCGCAGAAAGTATTGCTACAGAAGTCACGCGAGCACAAAAAGCGGAAGGGCAATTAGACGCATCATTGGAATTGAAGCTGGGTAGGGATGAGAATGACCAAGTTATTTCTATGATTAATGCCAGTGCCGACCAGATTGTGTTACGCGGAAACCGATTGATTGTAGAGTGTAACAATTTCGAGCTGGACGCTCTTGGACGAGTACATATAATAGACTCTCTGCTTTTTGACAGCGGTGACGCATATGGAGTAGAGATATTAAGTCATGACGGAAGAAATAATGCATTTTTGCAGAACGTTAGGTTGGATTTATCGTCTGTTACTGACGCAAACGGGGAAAACTTGGCAACTGAAAGCTATGTAGATCAAGCCATTCCTGATATTCCGGTAAAAAATATAACGGCTTATCCAACAGGAACAACCAGCAGCGCAACGATTAAAAAAGCAATTCGATTTTTAAATGTGATTGGTGGAGACAGCGGAACATATCAAATTCATGGCGAAGTATATACGATTGACACCGGATCTGATAGAAGAATCAAGGATCACATAACTGATTTGCCGGAAGAATTAGAATCCGCTTATCTAAAACTACATCCTGTTAAATTTAGATATAAGCCGGGGCTTAAATCTTCCGATAGCAGACAATACCATTACGGCTTTATCTCACAGGAATTAGAAAAAGCCTTGTTAGATGTTGGAATTAGGGAACGTGATACTTCATTATATGAATATCTTCCGGTCGATACGGACGAACACGTTGATTTATATGTCGATGATAAGTTGCATCACGTTAATTATCGCGAGCTTCATGCTATGCATGTTCAGATGATTCAAAAACAACAAAAGGAGATTGAAAAGTTAAAGCGAGAAAACAAAAATTTGAGTGAACAGATGAAGGACTTTGAGCAACGATTATCCGCACTAGAAAGGAGTGTGAGCCATGCAGAAAATATATAACCGCATCAACTGGGAGAATCTCCCAAGTGAAAAAACAGCGGTAAATGAATCTAATCTTAACAAGATGGACTTGGCGATTGACAATCTGGATGATCGCGTGGTTGCTATGGATGCATCCAAAGTTGACTTGACCAAGGCTAACGAACTTGTAAAGGAAATCCTTTGGGATGAATCCAACGGAACGCTGACGGTCGTTAAGATGAATGGTTCCAAGGCTGTCATTGATACCAAGTTGGAAAAGTTGGCGGTCAACTTCAAGTACAATCCGCAGACACAACAACTGATTATCACGTTGGACAATGGCACGGTGCAGAACGTGGACTTATCCGCGCTGATCACGCAGTATGAGTTCTTAGAGGGTGACGAGATTGCATTTGAGGTCACTTATGATGGAAAAGTCAAGCCGATGATTAAGGGCGGCTCAATAACTGAGGATAAGTTGCAACCGAATTTCTTGGCGGATATTAAGGTAGAATCTGCCAAGGCGGTAGCATCTGCCAAAAGCGCAAAAGAGTCCGAAACCAAGGCGGTAGCATCCGCCACAGATGCCAAGGACAGCGCAGACCGAGCGCAGGGAATCGAAGACGAGATTAACAAGAAACTCGCAATGACAGAATTTGATGTGAATGAGGATGGAGAGTTGATTTACACGGACAATTCCACTTATAACTTTGTCGTTGATAATGACGGAAATTTAAATTGGGAGGTGGCTTAGAATGGCTATAGCAGGAAGAGTGGCAATTGTGCCAAAGAATGACTATGACGCATCCTTGACTTACAAGCGGTTAGATGCAGTAATGCATAACAACACGCTTTACATTGCGAAAAAGGATGTTCCGGCAGGGAAAGTGCCGGGAGCAGATACAAAAGGCTATTGGATGAGCGGACCATCTGCAGGAGCAAGTAAACCAGCGACAACCACATCTAACGGTCTAATGTCCGCAACCGACAAAAAAGCAATTGAGGTTTTGAAAAAACCGCTGGCTACTTGCGCGACCGGTCGAGCTACGGCGGCTAAAGTTGCAACATTGGCAAACTTTGTATTACAAGTCGGTACGAGCATTGCGGTTAAATTTACGGATACGGTGGGCACAGCAAATCCAACAACCGGGAACCTTACACTTAATGTAAATGGCACCGGGGCGAAAACTATAGGATATGTTCGAAACGGGAATAAGGCGGCTATTTCTTATGTAAGCGGAAATTTCTTCTATAATAATGCGACCCATATATTTACTTATGATGGTACATTTTGGTTGTGCATGGACTGGAATGCTGATAATAACACAACATATTCTAATTTTGTAAAATCAGGTGCTGGTGCGAAAGCCGGTCTAGTTCCTGCACCATCGACTACAGCAGGAACGAGTAAATATCTAAGAGAAGATGGCACATGGCAAACACCACCGGACACGAAAACAAGTGTAGTGAATAATCAGACAACCACGGTTGCCGGATATGCGTTAGACGCACGGCAGGCGAACCCGAATATAGACGGCACGCTGGCCAAGCAGGTAGCTGATTTAAACGGCAGTTTAGGAACTTGTGATTTTATTCCAAATGGTAGCAACTTAAATTATTATACATCTGGAGTATATATGATTGGTGAAGCTGACAAACTCGAGAATTCGCCAGGTGCGTCATGGTCAATTCTTATTGCATTTGGTGCTAATAGTATATATAGCGTTCAAATTGTTATAGGTGTACTTGATAGTCAAAATAATATATACGTAAGAAGCAAAAAAGAGACTGGCGAATGGTGTGCCTGGTTTAAAAAATAGTCAAAATTATAAATTACATTACAACGTTTTCCACTCAAACCATTTGTCATTTTAGCAAAATAAGTGCAACATGCACATTTTGTGTTATTGGGCTGTAAACTTTTACTTTTCCTGTCGTTCGTATATCCCTGTAAGCAGCACAGCCTATCATGCTGCTTTCCGCATTTACTATTAATGGGAAAGAAAATATATGGTCTGGTAAATTGGGGAAAATATATTCCCGCATAGTCTCTGCCTGGCATGTTATAACTTCAGTTCGATAATCCATATGCATTGCATTTAAACTGCCGTTTAAGAAAATATATCGAACAAATATTCGAACGTAACTTATAAACCATTTTTTATCATAGAAAGGAATAAAAAATTATGGACAAAATAATTTTGAAAAACAAAACAGAGTTCGAGGTTGCCGATAGTGCAAGCCTTGGAAACATCCAGATCAAAGCCGAGAACTTCGAAGCCATTAAAACGATCACGGATGCATTTTCTGCGGACAACCTGCAGGAAGTTACATTTACGCATAATGGCGAAACATCCGGAAAATATACCGATCTGAAATCCGATGGGTTTACATATATGCCGAACGTGGGAGAAGATGGCGCAGAAGATGGTACATATACCGTTACTATCCGATTGCGGACAAAGACGGAAATGGAAAAGGCAATTGATGAACTTAAAGCTGGGCATGAAGCAAACGCAGAAGCAATCCAAGAACTGGCAAGCATTACCGCAGGAAGTGAGGTGTAGGATATGGTTAAATTCTATGTAAGACGTATTCTTATAGACAAGAAAATGACGATTGATGAAGTGCCGATGCGTTGGCGCGCAAAAGTGCAAGAAGAGATTGAGAAACAGCTCTCCGCTTCTCTGCAATGACATTTTCTGTCGAAACTTGCGACCGAAAAATGTTGAAATCATGCATATCGCAGTGATACTATGGACTTGTCCGAAAGGACACTTCAAGTTCTGGCATGGGTGGGGTTTGGCATGGCTCCGCCCATAATTGGGGATTGACTATGCCGAACATACGTTCTGTAATTGCTTTGTTGGTACATAATAGTTTGTGATTGGAGGTTTTATGGTAGGAGAAGTAAAAACAAAAAAGACTTACAAAGAAGAAATTATAACTATGATAAAAGAAATTGAAGATTATAAGATTTTACGAATTTTGCATGAATTTGTAAAAGCTGGTTTAAAAGAAGAAAAAGCAGGGCGTTGAACCCTGCTTTTCTTTTAGAATATAAATTTTTCGAAAAATTCACATAACAATTCTTTTTTGCTTGCTGGCAATCTGCTATATTCAATAATAATTTTTTTAAAACGTTCATCATTCATTCCAATATTTAATACAACACTTGAAAATTCTTCGTCAACAGATTTATTAATGCGTGGGTCTATTAAATCTGTTTTTCCGATTTTGAAATAATCAGCCAATGCCTGAAGCTTTCCTGACCTTGGAAATGATTTACCGGTACACCACATACTTAAAGTTGTTGGGTTAATACCTAAGTCTTTTGCAACATCTATTTGCTGTTTTTGATTTAATTCAATATAGTATCTTAAATTTTCAGCAAACACTTCTTTTTGGATATCGTCTATATCCATTTCGCTAAATTGATTTTCATTATCCATTTCTTCTGCCCTCCTTTCTAATTGTATTATAAACCAATAAAATAAAAAATTCAATATTAAATCCAATAAATTTGAATTTTAGTGTTGACAATCCAAAATAATTGGATTATGATTAAACCATCAAATATGAAAGGAGAGAAAAAGATGCCTAGAATTTCATTAGAAGCAGTTCGCGTAAATGCGAAAATGACACAAAAGGAATGGGCTGAAATGCTTGGTGTATCTAATGCAACCGTTGTCAATTGGGAAAAGGGCAAAACAGAGCCTAGCTTATCACAGTTGAAAACCATGAGCAAATTATCTGGTATTCCAATGGATTTTATTTTTGTGCCAGATACATCCAATTAAATTGGATTATAAAAGAAAGGAAGCGAGTGAGGACATGAAAGAAATTAAATCCGTGAATGATTTGGTTGTTGTTCCGGTTTCTTATTTTAATGGAATGGAAAAGGAATTGCAGAAGATTTTAAACAAAGTGGATATTCACGATATGGATGTCATGGAACAGGTTCTTCATATGCGGAAATGGCTGAAAACCAAAACCGTATATGAAGAAACAAAGAGATTATATCCTAATCTCCGTTTGGAAAATATTCATTTGCTTTTACCACAAGAAGAAGAGAGTTCTTGTGAGTGTACTGATAAAACAGGCAGTGAATAGATTCTGCGGTCGTGTCGCAGATTGGAATTCCAAACTTATCCGGAACTTTTAGTTCCCAACAAAAATTATTGATATTTGCGAACGTTATATCGTTTTCAGTTAATATCTCTGCCATCTTTTCTCGGTCGCAGGATATTGTAGAAAAATCGCAAAACAAAAAGTATTTCAAATTGTATCACCTCCCTTATTTGATGATAAGGGAATTATATCACAGAAAGGAGTGAAAATATGGATAATTTGGTACACATTGGAAATGCAGATATTTCCATCAAAGAGTACAAAGGGGAAAGAGTGGTCACATTTAAGGACATTGACATGGTACATGAAAGACCAGACGGAACAGCGAGAAAAATATTTAACGACAATAAGAAACACTTTATTTTAGGAGAAGATTACTTCGTCCGAAATTCGGATGAAGCCAAGGGGGAATTTGGTGTAACCGCTCCTAACGGAATGTATCTTTTTACCGAACAGGGCTATCTAATGTTGGCCAAGTCGTTCACGGATGATTTGGCATGGGAAGTACAAAAGAAATTAGTTTTTTCCTATTTTAATGTATATTTTCGGATGCGACTTGAACATTGTAGCAGAGTACGAAATCAGATATTGCGCATGAAAGGAAGTGATTGTATGAGCGAAAAGGAAAAGCGAGTTGTCGAAAAACTTCGTGATGCCATTCCGAATATGACAGATTTTCAGAAAGGATATGTTCTTGGAATGGTAGAAAGTTCTGCTTCGAAACATAGTGAGCAGGGCAAGGAAGACGAAACACATAATGGAAAGGAGAATTGAAATGAGCAATTTTGAATTTCAGAAAGTTAATTCAAGGGTAATTCGTAGCGGTGACAACTATTTGGCAAAGTTTGACTCTGCGGAAAGTTTTTCAAGCATTTTCGTTGACGAGGAAACAACATATGGAGTTTCTGTAAGAGATGCACAGATACAGACAGGAGATTCGACTTACACACCTGCAATGGCTTTTACATATTCCATGGAAGATGGTTCCGTGCGTTTTATAGATGTTGTTGTATGTCCGTTACTCGGAACGTTTGTTTCTGACTGGTACTAAATTATAAAGTGGCAGAAAGGGGCATGAATGAAAAAAGTAATCCAATTCATTATAGGTGCGGTTGCAATGGAGTATTCCTTGGTTGCCGCTTGCTATATGGATAGTGAGGACACAGCCGGGAACATGGCGACAATTAAATTTGTAGCCGGGGCAGTAATTGCGGCAATAATGTATTACTGGTCAGAAGTAGACCGGAAGAGAGCCGAACTTGACAAGCGAATTAAGAGAAAACGCAGAATGAGAGAGGATGCATGGTAGGCGTTGTGTATATAAGTGGCACGAGATGTTCCACGAAAGAAAAGCGTATGCTTGCTGAACTTTTGGCAGGGAAACGAAAGAAACAGAATGATAAAGATAATTTTGAAAAGGTTCTTGACAGAGAAATGGAAAGGAGAAGCAATGGAGAACAAAATAACACTGATCGGTGATGTTGTATCAGCACCAAGGGAAAGCCATAAATCAAGCGGTAAGAAATTTTATAAATTTTTTATCGGAGTTGAAAGAAGAAGCGGTGTTGCAGATATACTTCCGGTACTGTTTGATGAAGAAATCAGCGATACAGGAATTAGCGGAACGGTATACGTCTGTGGAAAGATTATTACCAGACGTGTAAAAACAGGGTCTGGAAAAGCCATTCTTACATATGTTATGGCTGATACAATCACAAAACCAGAGGATGATAGCCCTTTGAATGAAGTAAGCCTTGATGGAATTATCGAGGAAAAGCAACTTAGAGAAACGCCACTTGGTCGTAAAATCTGTGATTTGAAACTCAAAAACGTAAGAGAAAACGGAAAAGAGGATTTGATCACTTGCATCGTATGGGGAAAGTGTGCAGAATATACGGACTCGCTTGCTTTAGGCGATAGGGTAAGCACATACGGAAGATTACAGAGCCGGAGATACAAGAAAACGTGTAAAGATGGTCACGTTGTGGGAAAAGTTACATATGAGTTGTCAATAAAAGGAATCGTGTGGGTGTAATATGAAAAAGGAAAATTACGTCTGTGTTCCAAGGGAAGAGTACAACGAACTGATTGAGTGCAAGTTGCACATAAATATGTTGCACGAATACATTACAAAAGAACATGAGATTAACATCAAATTGCACGGATGCAAACAGGGCACAGCAGGTATGCTGACAATCGAAACTTTGAGCGGATACACGGAGAACGAAAAGCATTTCGATAGACTGAGAAGAGAATTTAAAGAAAGGGTGAGACAAAAATGCGAATGATTTTAAAATCGTTACATATTGAAAATTTCAAAGGGGTAAAGGATAAGACATACGAATTCGGAAAGACAACAAGGGTTTCCGGCATGAACCGGAGAGGAAAGACCACAATCGGGGCGGCATGGTACTGGCTGACATCTGATAAGAACTATGAGCTTGTCAGCAATCCAAACATTAGACCGGACAATGTAGAAGATTGTATTCCGACTGTTACTGCAAATGTCGATGTAGACGAAAAAGAAATCACTCTTTCCAAGATGCAGAAGCGAAAAGTTGGAAAACCGGATAAAAATGGAGTTTCGAAAGTTACTATCACAAATACATATGAGATCAATTCTGTGCCTAAGACAGAACGTGATTTTAAGGCATATCTGGAAGAATTAGGGTTTGAGTTTGATAAATTCCTCATTTGTTCGCACCCGAATGTGTTCACTAAGGATTTGTCGTTAAAGAAAAAACAGGATGAAATGCGCAAATATTTATTCACTATGGCAAGCGAAAAAACAGATTTAGAGATTGCACAAATGGATAAAGAAACTGCCGATGTTGCAAAACTACTTGAATCTTATAAATTCGAGGAAATTGAAGCCATGAATAACGCTTCCAAGAAGAAAGCAGTTGAACAGTTAGATGCGATTCCTAATCAGATTATCGGTCTGGAGAAAGCAAAAGTTGATGTAGATGTGGCAGAGCAGGAACTTGCCAAGGCTGATCTGACAAGAAGAATCGCTGAATGCGATAAGAAGATTGCCGGTGCCGATCATTCGCTTGACGAATTGCGCGATAAGGAAATGCGGTTACAACTTGATATATCCGGAATTACACAGACGATGAACCGCGAATTATCCAATCGTAGATACGAAATTGATGCTGATCTGTGCGGTTGCGAAGATGAATTAAAACATCTGGAGCAGACGATTTCTTTGAAAGAAAATCAGATTGTCGGTAATGAAAAGGCTATCACAGATGCGGATGCAGAACGGAAGAAAATTGGAGAAAAGTACAATGCAGAATATGCCAAAGCATTTGATGAAGCACCTTACCTGTTTGACGAATCCAAGTGGGTATTTGACGATTCTACGACTGTTTGCTCTTTATGCGGACAGAAGTTGCCGGAAGATAAAATCGAGCAGTTAAAGGCTGATTTTGAAAGCCGGAAAGAAAAAGCCAAGGCGGATGCGGAAGAAAAACTGAAAGCAAAAAGATTTAAGTTTGACACTGACAAAAAGGTTGAACTGAATCGGTTGAATACTATTGGCACCGAGAAGAAAGAACTTATTACCGAACTTACAAAGAAAAATGCTGATCTGAATACAGAAATTGACGCTTTAAAGAAACAGGAACAGGATGCCATTGCAAAGAAAGAAGAACTTTCGAAGCAGTTATCCGAGATCCCGAGCGAAGCTGATTACACGCAGAATGAAGATTATGTGAAACTGAAAGCAGAGCGTGACAAGGTTCTCGCCGATATTGAAAAGCTGGAATCTGATGGTGCGGACAAGATTGTTACTGATTTGAAAGTCGAGAAAGCAGATCTGCAGAGCCAGCTTGATGAAGTAAATAAGATTATTGCACAGGCTGAAAACAATGTTCAAATTGATGACAAGATTGCAGATATGCAACATAAGCAGAACGAGTATGGACAAGCAAAGGCAGATGCCGAGAGGATTCTTTATCAGCTCAAAGAAGTTTCAAAACGAAAGAATAAGTTACTTGTTGAAGAAATCAATCAGCATTTCGGTATTGTACGTTGGAAGTTGTTCGATTTCCAGAAGAACGGAGAATATAAGGAAGTTTGTATTCCTACGGTGCTTGATGAAGAAACCGGCATTTATAAGGTATTCGGGGAAACAACAAACACTGGCAGGGAAATTGAAGCGAAGATTGATATTTGCAACAGTTTTCAGAAGTTCTTTAATATGTATGTTCCGATTTTCCTTGATGGTGCAGAAAGTATCAATGACGAATATGTACCGGCTGTTGATACGCAGTTAATTCTTCTGACAGTATCAGAGGATAAACAGTTGAAAGTGGAGGGCGTGTAGAATGTCAAGAGTAGGGACAAGCAACAACATCACACAGCCGGATGCACGGTGTATGTCATGCAAGCGTTGGAAGAGTGCAAGTAAGGGGTTCTGGGGAAGAGCCGGACATTGTTCTCTTCCGTATTGCGAGAAAGATATGAGAAATAAAGGAAAGAGAGGTCGTGTACATGGATGATATTGAAAAATTGAAGGCTGAAAACTCGGATTTGCGAACAAAGGTAGATGAACTTATGAGTAATAAATATTGCCTTGAAGGAGAACTTAGAAAAGCCACAGAAACCAACGAAAGACTTTTGCGTATTCTTGAAAATTTGTCAAATGGATATGTGAAAAAGGAGAGGTAATTATGCAGTATATCAAAGCGAAATTCCCAAACAGTACCAGAAGCTACGTGTATCGCACCGAGGATTCTGTTAAAGCCGGTGACATGGTTGTAAATTCCAAGGGTACAAAGTTGACGGTTACTGATGAATCTGTGGATATGAAGTGGGTGGATACCTACGGTGCTGATAAGATGGCGGTTGTGAAGAAGTATGAAGAAAGCGAGGGATAAGGCATGAAGCTGATTAGTAATGCAAAATTTGGAGAACCTGTGGAAAGCGGAACGATTTTCAGAACTCAAGACCACGGAATCAACATTTGCATACATAAAATTTGCGGTTGCGGAAATGTGTTGTATCTTAATTGCAACGAATTGGGAATTGATAATCTACGGCTCAAGAGCGAAAATCTTTTCCGATGCGTAGATGAAGCAAAGGAAATTCTTAAGAAGCAATTAGAACTGTTAAATGAGCGGTTCAATAATTTTTACGAAGATAACGATGTTAAGATTTTAAGATATTAAGAAAGAGAGGAATAGATATGATTAAATCAGATTTTGGAACAATAGAAGTAAACGGAAGAGAGCCGGTTATCATGGCTGAATTTGAAACTCTTTTGGTAACATTAAGGAGAGTTCTCGGAGAGGAGAAATACAACCGTGCTTTGCAGAGAGCAAATGAAAATGAGCTGTCCAAGAAGGATACAGAAACATTGAGAAGCGAAGAAAAAGAACGCATGGCAGAAGTTATCAAAGCTATTTTAAGTGGAATGGAGGATAAGTAATTATGGCAGAGAACAACAGTTTAGAGGTACAGAAAGTCAACACTGCGGTCAGCCAGTGGACTAATTCAATCACGAATCTTGTTACAAAAGATTTCGAATTATGCGGTGTGCCGTATGATGATTATTCAAAGCAGTGCGCCATGTCAGCTATGACAAGCATTTATCAGCTTGTTAAGGATAGCGATAAAATCAAGGATTTAAACGGACTTGACACATCGAATCTGCGAGAGGTTGTCGGTCAGTGCGCAAGCCTCAAACTCAATGCTAATGCAGTGCCGAGAGAGTGCTATTTTCAGCTTAGAACAAAGAAAGTAGGAGACGACTATGTGCAGGTCGTAGAAATGGGAATTGAGGGAGACGGAAACGATGCGTTACTTCGTAACTACGGAGAAAATGTAGATACCGTATATCCTTGTTGGCTTGTTAAAGACGGTGACGAGTTTTCCTATCCAAAGCATAAGGGCATCGAAATGACGCCACCGGAATGGGAAGAAATGGGACGGTCGCAGAAAGTTGTCCGTGTTGTTTATCCTCTGAAATTAAAGGACGGCACATTTCAGTATCTGATTGCAGAGAGAGACGGTGTAAAAGTCAATCTGTTTGCCCATGTGCGAAACAATCTGATGAATGAGACTTTTGGTATCTGCCAGAATCGTTACAAGGCATCTGCTGAACAGTTAGGCAAAATCAAGGCTAAGAAAGAAGAAATTTTCGATGCTTTGAGGAAATGTGCAACCGTTGATGAAATGTTGGAATGTGAAGTTGCAAAGCCTTATATCAGCGCAGCATGGCTTGATACGCCAGAATCTATGATTGTTCGCAAGATGCGTAACAATGCAATCAAGAAGTATCGCAAGGACTTTAACAGTATGGCAAAGCAGTCATTCAATCAGCTTGATGAAACCTATGTGCAGACGCAGGAAGAAATTGCAGAGAACGCCAATTCCGAACCGTTTGTCGTAACTGAATCCGAAGCAACCGAAAGTGCAGCAGTTGAGCCGGAGAAAGTAGCCGGAGAAGTCGTTGAGAATGACGAGAATGTACCGGACTTTATGAAAGATTAGGAGGTTGCTATGAGAGTTATATCGCAGGACGGAACAATGGATGTACCATATGAAGAGGTGATTATTCAGAGATTCAGGTCAAGAATTTATTTCCTGAACAAAAACTTAATAGGTGTTGAGTCGCTTAATGAAGACATGCAAATTGCTGAATATTCCACCAAAGAAAAAGCGAAGAAAGCCATGGAAATGCTTAGAGATGCATATATCGGTATGCCTATCGTAATGCAGAATGTTGATATTTCGGAAGATGTGGCAAGGGAATTTGAAAGATTAAAGAAATGCGGCATTATGGTGCAAACAGAAAATCAGCCGTCAAAAATAGAATGCATTAGCAATGCTATCTTTCAGTTTCCGTCAGAGGAAGAATTGGAGTAGGGTATGGATAATTTAACAAGATACACCGCAGACGATGAAGTACCGAATTGTGGACGATGTGAACACATCAATGATTCTAATGAATGGTGTATGCAAAATTGCGGCGGAGCAAATGGCTGGAGCGGCTATTTGAGATATGGAGAAAGCGAGGTGACAAAAGATTGAAACTTAGAGTTTTGGGTTCAAGCAGTTCCGGAAACTCATACGCCTTGATTTCAGACAGTGGCGAAATCCTTGCCATTGAAGCCGGATGCAAATTTCTTGATTTTAAGAAAATGATTGATTGGAAAATAGCAAATGTTTCCGGATGCATTGTGAGCCACGAACATGGAGACCATGCACGATACATAAAAGATTTCATGAAATCCGGCATTCCGGTTTATACGGCATTTGAAACACAGACTGCACTTGAAACCATAACCGGAGAGCGTACAATAGCCATTCCACCACGCAGAGTACGGCAAATCGGCAGTTTTACTGTAACACCCTTCAATGTACCGCATGATACAGAAATCGAGTGCTACGGCTATTTAATCGAGCATGAGGAAATGGGCAAGCTGTTATTCTTGACCGACTTGGAGTATTGCAAGTACAACTTTTCCGGTATAAAGGTTGAGCATATCATGGTTGAAGCCAACTACAGCATGGATTTAGTAGACCGGAATGAGCCTAACTATGAACACCGTCTACGAGGACACATGAGCCTTGATACGGCACTTAAATTTATTCAGACGAACGACAACCCAGCTTTACGAAATGTCGTTTTAATACACTTATCGGACACAAGCGGAAATCCCGCGTTATTCCTACAACGAACGAAAGAAACAATTGAATATGGAGCGAATGTTTATGTTGCAAAAAAAGGATTAGAGGTTGATATGAACCTTTGTCCGTTCTGAAAGGAGCAGATATGAAAGTATATGAGTTGATTCAAGATTTGGTGCAGTTTAAGCCAGATACAGAAGTGGAGTTCCATGTAAAAGCAAAATTCGATACCGATGTTGAAGCGGAATTTGACAGGAACAATGAGAACGACACGCAGGAAGTAACCGTAACTGCAGAGTTTGATGAAGATGTCGATTTTTATGAAATCGACGATAACGAGGGTAGCGTATATAACCCAAGAATTACATTCAATCTTGAATATTAAAATAGGTTGCAACACCTTGGCATTTGCCTAAAAGAAACTATCTTGTTTGGCGAATAGTTATCACAAACCTTATTGAAAGCCATGTTTTGGCGGTGCGTTTACCGTACCGCCCTTACAAAAGATTGGAGGTAAAAATTGAAATTATGTGAATACTGTATGGTTGAATTTGAGCCGAAGCGACCAGATCAAAAATACTGTAGACCAAAATGTGCCAAAAGATACGCACAGTTTAAGAATTTTAAAAAGGCTGGAAGAATTGTGTATACAAGAATATGCCCGAAATGTGGCAGGCTGTTTATGACGATAGATGAACGAAAAGTTGATTGCCAAGACTGCATCGGCAATGAAGTTAAAGAACGCTTGAGAAAGCCAAAGGAAAAGGACGATGCAATCAAAGCTGTGAATCATATGGCACGCGCTTCCGGCATGAGTTACGGAAAGTTTGTGGCTCAAATGAGCATGGAGCCATTGGAGAGGAAGTGAATGAGTTGGATTATAAGAAATTTAGACAGGCAAAAGCCATAGAAGCCAAAAACAAGAAGAAATGGCTTGCATTGAATCCAAAACTGAACGATGAAAGCGGAATATATATTCTGACAAGGCAGGACGAAAATGGGTTTAGATATGCCTATGTGGGGCAGGCTAAGCGAATCTTAACCAGATTGTCACAACACCTTTCTGGGTATCAGCACATAGACCTTAGCTTGAAGTCTCATGGACTTTATTCAGAGGATAATCCGCATGGATGGAATGTAACATCAGTACACTGTCCGATAGATAAACTTGATGAGCGTGAGCAGTATTATATCAAATTTTGTGCAAATAATGGCTATCAGCTTCGCAACAAAACAAGTGGAAGCCAAGGAGCAGGAAAATCACAGATTGATGATTACCGTCCGGCGAAGGGCTATTATGACGGCATCAAGCAAGGGAAAAAGAGTCTTGCAAAGGAATTATCGCATATCGCTGAAAAGCACCTTGAAATCCGCTTGAAGCCGGAGAAACAGGGCAATAAGGTTTCCGAGAAACAGTATGAAAAATTCATAAATTTATTAAAGGCAGGAGAGACAAATGGGCGAGATTAGAGCAAAACTGGTTCGAAAATATGAAAATGATGTTGCATGGTATTTTGACGAGTACGAATTAGAGTGTATTGAATGCGGAGCGCATTATATGAGCGGTCGCTATAATAGTCGAACTAATCCTTATTGTCCAATTTGCAGGAGAAAACATGAGAGAGAAAGGCAAAAGAAAAGCAAACTTGCAAAAGCTACAGCATTACGAAATCAGATAGTAGATAGCTTTGTTGATGATTTTTGCAATTACATAGACGAAAAATATCATCGCTTTGCAGATGATGAACGTGTGGAAATGCATGAGTTCGCAAATAAGTGGAAACAGGAGAAACAGGAACGATAATTCTCTAAAAACAATATAAGAAGTTTATGACACTGATTCACGCAAAAAGGGGGCACAGAATGAACGTAGGAAATCAAGCCTGCATAGGTCAAATGAGCCTGTTTGACTTATTTCCAACAGAACAGAGCGAGAATTTTAATCCCATTTCTGCATACGCAATGAAAGGTTCTTTATCTCAAGGCGGAAAGCAACGTATCTTTGAATACTTCTTGGCAAACAAGAACAAGAAAGACAGGATCGCATTCTTGAAAGAAGAGTATGGGATTGGTGGTTTTGGGTTTATGACAAACGAACCGTATGTTGTCCACGATGCTAGGCACGATGCCAAGTCACATGAAATCGAGTATAACGGTGGCAATGGTGTAAATTGGAAAATGAGTATTTCGTATGCGCAATTAGAGAATGAAATTGATCGCTTAATTACAGAAGATAAATATTTGGCAAAAGGAGAGTGATTAAATGGCAGAAGTCAAGTGGATTAAGATCACAACAGATGTTTTTGACGATGAAAAGATTCTGCTGATTGAGAGTATGCCGAGTGCGGATAGCATCATTACGATTTGGTTCAAACTTCTTATTCTTGCCGGAAAACAGAATAACAACGGTGTGTTTATGATGAGCAACAAATTGCCGTTCACGGATGAAATGCTTGCCACCATTTTCCGAAGAGATCTGAACACGGTAAGGCTTGCGCTTAAGACATTTGAAGAGTTTGGAATGATTGAAGTTGTTGACAACGTGATAACGATTCCGAATTGGAACAAGCACCAAACACTTGACGCTTATGAGAAGAAAAAGGAACGTGACAGGCTATATCAGCAGAACCGGAGAAAGAAGCAGAAGAACCTGATTGAGCAAAAATCGCCCGATAAATCGTCTGACGTCGTTGTTTCAGATAAAGAAGAAGAAAAAGAAGAAGATAAAGAGAAAGAAAATATAAAAGAAAATTCGCTGTCGCCCGATTCCGGAGATTTGTTTGATTTTGACGATGCATGGAAAAAGACTTTTAGTATATACCCCAAGAAAACAGCGTACAGTACCTCTAAAACGGCTTGGATGGATAAAGTGCTAGAAGTTATCGAAGAGAACCAACCGGACGTTGCACGGCTGTTATACAAAGCCACAGAAGCATATTTGAGTGACTATCAAGAAAAGAACCCGGACGATAAGGATTTTCGGTACATTCCAAAATATGTTGATTGGTTGAAAAATGATTGCGACTATTGGTTGCAGATTGCAGAGAAACGAGGTGATTGCAGTTGACAGAAGCAGAGTTCGGAGTGATCGGGTGCGTACTGATTGACAATGATGTGCTAAATAGCATCTGGCGGACGCTGAAACCGGAAATGTTTAGTTCGGATTTCGCGCAGGACACATACAAGGAAATGCTTGCAATGTATGACCGGAATGAAAGCATTGATCCCATGTCTTTATCAATGGCACTTGAGAACCACAAATACACGCAGGAACAGATTAGTGAATTGATGAAATCCTGTATTACCGAAACAATCACTTCAACTATGGTCAAAAGTTATGCCGATGCGGTTGCGAAAGAATACAAAGTAAGAACGGTTCGTGACATGTATCAGAAATCCAGCTTAAAACCATGTGACATTGATGATACAATCAGCGATCTTCTTACGAGACTTGAACATTTGCAAGAGGGAAAGGAAGTAAAGTTAAAACCAATTAAGCAGATTTCAGTTGAGAATAAAGACAAATATTTCAACGAAAGTGTTGGAGAGGGCGGTATAAAAATCGGGTTATCGCAACTTGATGATGCGCTTGGAGACCTTGAACGCGGTGACGTAACAGTAATTGCTGCAAGACCGGCAGTTGGAAAATCCGCACTCACAACGCAGATTATTGGGAATATGGCAAAAAAGGGACTTAAAGTCGCATATTTCAATTTGGAAATGAGCGATAAACAGGTGTATGAGCGATTTATTTCAAGACTTGCGGAAATCGGATTAACGAGAATCAGAAGGGCAAAAGCATTTCTTGGCGATGAACAGGAAAAATTTAACCAAGCGAATGAAGAAATGAGCGATTATCAATTATGGATTGCATCCGGGACTGTATCTCCGAGAGAGATAAAATCAGAATGCAGGCACCAAAATTTTGACGTTATCGTTGTTGACTATCTGCAATTGCTTATGCCGGATAACAGATATTCCGGAAGAAATGAAGAAGTAGCATCAATTTCAAGAGGTTTAAAATCGGTTGCAAGAGACTTAAATACACATGTAATAGCACTTTCACAGATAACAAGAGCATCTGAAAGCAGAGACACAAAAGAGCCTACCATGGCAGAGTTGAGGGAATCCGGGGCAATCGAACAGGACGCGTCAAACATAATTATGCTGTGGAATCTGTCAGACAATGACAAGGGAGCCAAGGGTGTAAAAATCGAAAAGAACAGACAGGGAATGACAATGCGCGAAGCAATGGAGTTTGATGGAGATCACATGAAGTTTGTTGAAATCGAAAAACCGTTTGATGATGTTGTTGCGGAGATAAAAAAGAAAGAACGTGGGGACGGATTCAAGCCGTACAATGGTGATTGTCCGTTTTAGAGGTAGCAGCTATGGCAAGTGCAAAAATCGAAAAGGGTTCAGAAGAATGGCAAGTATTTATGGATTATTGGCAATTCATTCAGAAATACTATTCGCCGGACAGCACTGATTCTTGGTGGGATGAAGTTGTAAAAGCCGGAGAATCATTGATAAACAAATACAAAGGCATGGAGATTGAAGAGCGCGCAAGACAGCTTGTATTGAGTCATTTTGCATGGTTGGAAATCACATACAGAAAGGAGAAACCAAAGAAATGAGCAATGCGTTGAGGCGGAATAAAAAGCCGACATTTTACACAAAACAGGAAATGCTGATTATCGGGAGAAATGATTTTGAAAAGAGAAATGCTGATAAGGTTATATCAAAATCATACAAAGATTTTGTCGTGATTGGGTACATAATTCTGCATGACAAATTCGGATTCGGACAGACAAGAATCATCCGGTTGCAGGATTTTTTGAAATCCTACTTAGATGAAGCAGCATCCGGTGGAAATACCGGAAAGGACTTGTCTGTTTACCTGAAAAGTAAATACGGAATCGACATCAAAGAAGAAGTCGGAAAAATTCCACAGAGACAGTTAATGAACCTGTATACAAAGAAAGGTTTCTGTATCGAGCGTGAAGCCTACAGACTTTCCAGTGCATCTTTGTTTAACTATTTTGCACTGACACTTACGATTCTGAAAAAGGAGTTTAAGATAACAGCGAAACAGTTGCAGTATTTCACGGACAAATTTATTGACTACATCGACACATTGGCTAATTACAAGCAGTTCCAGTTGACGGTGCCGATGATAGCACAGAGTTTGGCGGATGAGATTAAGTTTGTATGCGATTTGGAGGTTTAATATGACGAATAAAGAAAAATATGGGAATGAGATTATAGAACTTGCGACAAGAACGGCAATCTGATTTGGGAGAATGATGTTGTAAAAATAAATAATAGCAAGGTGAATACGCTTATAACATTTAGGGATTTTGAAATTATATGTACAATTCCTAACGAAAAATATTATAAGCACAGACTTGAATATGATACTGAATATGAAGTTATCGGCAACATCTTTGACAATCCGGAGTTATTGGAAAGTGAGGGATAATATGACGGAGAGTGAAGCAATTAAGATATTGAAGAAAGACAGTTGTTATGAATGCGCACAAGGCACAGACAGCCCGCTTAATTGTGAATATGGGGGATGCAGGGTTGCGAAAGCTACTAGAGTAGCAATACAGGCACTTGAAGAAGTACAACAGTACCGCGCAATCGGCACACCGAAAGAATGTAGGGCGGCGGCGGTTAAGCAGACGGCGAAGAAACCTATATTTAACCATAACCTTAGTGATACTCTTTCTATATTCCATTGTGAATGCGGAAACAAAATTAAAGTCAGTCACGATATAGGGATAATGAATAACAACAATGCGCCAAATTACTGTAGCAAGTGCGGTTGCAGGTTTGATTGGAGTGATGAAGAATGATGTTTCAATCGTACATAAATTTCTTTCTACTAATACTTATAGCCGTTAGGTTAGATATTCTAACAGAATTTGGAGTTAATCTTTTTTGCATTCTGTCAGTTGTAGGGATGATTGGACATGAGATTTTTGATTATTTGAAAAGAGGAGATAAAAACGATGGGACTGATTGATGCAGATGCACTAAAAGAATATTGCATGAATGCGAGTAAATCTGATGATGATTTTAGGAGAGTAAGTTTGGCAACATTGGCAAGCGTGATAGATGCACAGCCGACCGCCTACGACCAGGACAAGGTTGTGGAGCAGTTGGAAGACTATAGTAATGAAGAAACACACTATTATAAAAACACTCCATATGAAAAATGCATAGAAGAGTGCATAGGCAAAGCAATCCAGATTGTGAAAGGTGGTGGAGTGAATGGCAAAGAGCAGAGCCAGTAAGATGAACGGATATCGTAGCATGGTAAGCCGTCAGAAAAATGATGTTTTTAAGTTTAAGTCTAAGAAGAAAAAGAAAGGGTGATACAGAATGAAGATTTTAAGCAAGAAGAAATACAATAAACTCATTGAAGATTTTGAGGAATCGCAGAAAAAGGTCGAGGAACTCAAAAGGATAAACGAGAATATCGGGGAAAAGCTTGAAGATAAAAAGACAAGTTGCAAGGCAAATGTTGGAAAAGATTTTTGTAATGTTTGCAAAAATTCTTACAGTTATAAGAACAATAATGGGCTTATTCCCATTAACCGTGTAGGTTGCTTGCTGTGTCTTGTGAGGATTTTAAGAGAAAAGAAAGTAGGTGATTCAAAGTGGGTAACAATGCAGAGATAGTAATAGCACAGGCTTTAATGATGAGAATTAAAGATTATGCAGAAAGAGCCTTGGATAAAAAAGATGTAACACTTGATATGGCTATGGTTGAAATACGTGATACAGTTGACGCTTATGACGAGTATTTTCAGACAGGCAGAAAGCCACAGTAACTAACTAAAAATCAAAGAAAGGAATAGGTTGTGCGCACATAAAACCGAGGTTTCCTTTTGGTAAGAGAAAATGTTAGATTTTGGATATTACAACATGGATTGTATGCAAGGAATGAAAGAATTTCCCGACAAATATTTTGACCTTGCGATTGTTGATGTGCCTTATGGAATTGGCGAAAGCGGCGGTAAAAACAAGAGCAGGGGTAAATTAGCAAAGCCTACTGATTATAAGGATTATATCGGAAATGATAGTAAGGCACCGAATAAAGATTATTTTGGGGAATTATTCAGAGTATCAAAAAACCAAATTATATGGGGTGCAAATCATTTTATAAGCAAAATTCCATACGATAGCAGTTGTTGGATTGTTTGGGATAAAGTAAATGGAAACACAGATTTTGCAGATTGTGAACTTGCGTGGACTTCGTTTGATACTGCAGTAAGAAAAATATCATTTATGTGGAATGGAATGTTGCAGGGAAAGAGTATTTCAGAAGGTCATTTAATGCAAGGCGACAAAAGTAAAAATGAGAAAAGAATACACCCAAATCAAAAGCCAGTTGCATTGTACGAATGGATTTTAAACAGATACGCAAAAGACGGAGATATTATTCTTGACACTCATGTAGACAGTGCGAGTAGCTTGATAGCTTGTTATAACACAAATCATAAATTTGTCGGGTTTGAGCTTGACGAATACTATTACAAGGTATCAAAGCAGAGGTTAGATACCGAAATGGCACAAATGAGATTAAGTGATTATATTTAACAGGAGAAATGGCTTATGAAATTTACAAAATTCATTAAGCCAGAACTTGAAAAAATCAAAGAAAATGCCAATTTCACGGAAGAAGAGGAGAGGATTTTTTCTCTTCTCTGCCGTGGTTTTTCACAAAAGCAAATATCCACAAAAGAAAATCTATCACTAAGAACGATAGAGTACAGAGTGAGAGATATAAAGGACAAAATAGAAAGAACGGGGGTATTTGATTGGATGAAAAAGAACTGTTGAAATATGCCGTTGATAGTGGTATTCTCGACATAGCACTTGTGCAGAAACAGGTCACTATGCAAAAGAGAGAAAAATTACTCAACAAAAACCCTTATAAAATCTATCAAGGAAAGGATGAGAACTGGTACTCATATCTGCCGGATGAAGTAAAAGGCAGACGTAAAATCAAGGCAAAGCGCAGAGAAGCGGTCGAGCAGAAAATCATTGATTATTGGAAAGAGAGAGAGGATGACCCTACGATAGAGGAAATCTTCAACCGTTGGATTTCACAAAAGCTGGAACTTGAAGAAATCAGCAGGGCAACCTACGACAGATACTTAATGGATTTTCAAAGATACTTTGACGGTATCAAGGATAAGAGAATCAAAAGTGTAGACGAATGTGATCTTGAAACGTTCATACGAAACAGCATCCATGACTTCAACATGACTTCCAAGGCATTCTCAAACTTCCGGACGCTGATTTATGGAATCTTTAAGTATGCCAAGCGGAAGAAGTATGTTAAGTTTTCCATTACATACACGCTGAAAGACATGGATATATCGCCAAAAGCATTTAAGCACGTAGTCCGACAGGCAAAAGACCAAGTATATATGCCAGATGAAAAGGAACGCATGGAGATGTACTTAAGGAATCACTTGGATATCGTAAACCTTGGATTGCTATTCATGTTTAAGACAGGGGTACGTGTCGGGGAATTGTCGGCATTAAAGCGGAAAGATGTTGAAAACTACACGGTTGCGATCAATTCTACAGAAACACGCTATCGTGATGATGATGGTTTTCACTATGAGGTCAAAGATTTTCCGAAATCAGAAGCCGGATTGCGATTCGCCATATTGCCGGATAAGTACAAATGGATTCTTGATGAAGTACGAAAGAGAAATCCCTTTGGGGAATATTTATTCGAGAGAGACGGAGAACGGCTGAAATCCTACAACTTTCGTGAACGTTTGCGGTATATATGTGAACATGAACTGCGAATGAAAGTGAAATCTCCACACAAAATCCGAAAGACATACGGAAGTATTCTTCTTGACGGAAAAGTGAAAGAGTCCACAATCCTTGATACTATGGGGCATACAGACATTAGTTGCACAAAAGATCATTATTATTTTGATCGTACCGGAATTGAGGAAAAGAGACAGGAACTTGACTTAATCGAAGCATTATGAGTCCCTAGTACTCAAAGGTACTCAAAGAAAAATTGATAGAATGGCTATTTTAAGCCATTTCAAGGCAATTACTCTAGGGTTCGATTCCCGTACGGACTG